CGCCGCACCCTATTTAGAGAAAGTGCGTTTTTTGCGCATCCTTACTGTTTTTCCCGGTGTGCTATCCTGCTAATGCTATGAGTTTTAGCCCCGACTCCCCCCGGTATCTCGCTAAGAGTACGTTCGCGAAGGCCCTCGGCATAACGCGCCAGTCGGTCGGCGAGGCGTGCGGGCTAGGCGGCCCGCTCGCAGAAGCGTTTAGCGGCGAGGGTCGAGCGGGCCGTATCGACACGCTGCATCCCGCGGCCGCCGCGTACGCCGCCAAGTATTCGGACCGCGTGCCACGCTCGGGGCCAGGTAGTGTAGCGGGGGATGCGCTAACGGACTCGGAGCGGTGGCGCGTGGTCGCCGCTAGAGATAGCGCGGAGCGCACCGTTCGCCAAGTCGCTAGCGCTATCCGCGCTGGAGCGCCGCCCCCTACCGATTTTGTCGCGGTGTCGACCGTCGAGGCGATGGCGGCCCGTGCCCCCGACGAGATACGCGCGCTCTTTGACTGGACCCTGCGCCAGGTGGTCGAGCGCTACGGGTCCGTCCCCTCGCTAGTGAATGTCCTAAAGGCGGCGTCGCTCGCGGCGACTATCGACGATAAGGAGGTCCGGACGGCGCAGCGCCGGGGCGAACTAATCAGCCGCGACCTAGTCCGGTTACATGTCGTCGGCGCTATCGACGACTCGCTACAGCGGCTCCTACAGGATTCCCCGCAAACGCTGGCCCATCGCGCGCGCGAGCTGGTCGAGTCCGGCGTAGGAGACGAGGAGCTCGAGGACACGCTACGCGAGCTAATCGGCGCGCAGGTGCGAGGGATGAAGCGAAAAGCCATCGAGGCCCTAGCCGCGACGATGTCCCCCGACGAAAGAGCGGAGGCCCTAGGTGCTGTCTGATAGCGCGTACCTAGCGGAGGCGTTCGGGGCGCTAACGGACACGGTCGACGTAACGTCCCCGAGCGTATGGGCCGAGAATAACCGCTACCTAACCCGGTCGGTCGCTACGCAACCGGGCTATTTTTCGTGGGACGTCACGCCCTACTTGCGCGAAATCATCGACTGTCTAGACGTTCGCTCGCCGGTGCGCGACGTGACGGTCATGAAGGGCGCCCAAATCGGCGCGACGGTCGGACTACTCGAAAATTTCCTGGGCTACCTAATCGCCGTCGTACGTAGCGCGCCGGTGCTCACGGTCACGGCGACCGACGAGTTAGCCAAACTACGCATGGACCGCAACGTAACGCCGATGCTAAGCGAGTCGGGGCTAAAAGATTGCATCGCCTCGACCGACGAATTCAGTAAAGGCAAACAGGGCAAGACTAATAAGCGCGTGTCGTGGCTAGGCGGCGGGTACCTCGTACCCATCGGCGCGCAGTCGGCTCCTAACCTACGGTCGATGTCGGCGCTTGCGTTGTTACTCGACGAGGTCGACGGGTTCCCAATGACCGTCGGTAAGGAGGGCGACCCCGTCGCGCTAGCTGAGGCGCGTACGAGTAGCTACTACCCGCGGCGTAAAGTGCTCCGGCTGTCGACGCCCCTCGACGCGGCTACCTCGAAAATCGAGGCCGCATTTAAGAAGGGCGACCAACGATACTATGAGGTTCCGTGCCTAAAGTGCGGGGGGTATCAAAAGCTCGTATTCCAAAAGACCACCGAGGCCGGCGAGGTGTACGGGTTGCAATGGGACATGCACCCGGATAACGAGAGGCTAGTCGAGGGGTCGGTTAGGTACCTGTGCAAATTTTGCCAGCACCCGCATACGAACTCGAACAAGGGCGTAATGATGCGGCGCGGCAAGTGGGTCGCAACCGCGGAGCCAGAGCACTCGACCTATCGGAGCTACCACCTATCGGCGCTGTACTCCCCGCCGGGTATGCTGTCGTACGAGGGGCTCGTACTCAAGTGGTTAGACGCGTGGTCCGTCGCGCAAAACCGGGCTAAGGACATCGAAAAATATCGGGCTTTTCAAAACACCGTGTTAGGCGAGTCGTTCGAGGACCGTGGTAAAAAAATCGCGCTCGCTACCGTGAGCGCACACCGTCGCGCGTGGTACGACTTTGGCGAAATCCCTAACCGATTTTTCGAGGCGCACGCCGGGGGTAAAGCGGGCCTCGTTATCGCGGCCGTCGACGTCCACCGACATAACCTACGCGTCGCGGTTTTTGCGTTCACGCCGGGCGAGCGAATGGCGCTTCTGGACTACCACACCTTTAGCGGAGAGACGGAGGACACCGGGTCGCCCGCGTCACCGTGGCTCAAGCTCGCGGCGATTATCGACGACAAGGTATACCCCGCCGACGACGGGCGACGGTACCGCGTCTCGCTTACTCTCGTGGATGCCGGATACAACGCCGCGACGGTCTACGAGTTTTGCGCGCAGTGGGAGTCGGGCGTGCTACCGGTCAAGGGCGAGGCGGGTAAACAGGGCGCCCGCTTGCCGCATGAGTTCCGCTCGTTCGTGTCGTCGCAAGGCACTACCGCTTTCCATATCAACGTCGACTTTTACAAGGATATGCTCGCGTCTAACTTGCGCCGCAAGTGGGACGGGTCGGGGACGATGCCCCTAGGGCATTGGTCGGCGCCGGCCAAGATTAGCGACGAACACTTGCGCGAGCTAACGCGCGAGTATAAGGGCGTGAAGATAGACAAGAAAACTAACCGGCGCGTAGGCTGGACGTGGATACGTCCAAGCGGCGCGGCCAACGAACTTTGGGACCTTAGCGTCTACGCGCGCGCCGGGCTCGCCATCGTAGCAACGTCGGTCTTGGTCGACGAGTACGGGCGCGACTCGGTGCACATGCCAGACTTTTGGGCCTTTTGTGAGAGCGAGGGCCGGTACCGACTACCGCCGGAGGACCCCGCCGGCAAGGGCTAGCGGCCTGTTTGCTAGACGCTACCCGACCGCGCTAGACTAGACGGCATGTCCGACACGAGTTTTGACGAGGCTCGGCTAGCGGTAGCCGAGGCGCAGCTACTCGCGTACGACGTAATGTTTGATGCGTTCGTGGCTAACGCCGGGCTACAGGAGTACGATTTCGACTCGGGACAGACCCGCCAAAAGGTAACGCGCGCCGACTTGTCGCAGATGCGACTTGCTTACCAGTACCTCGAAAACCGCGTCGTAACTTTACGCGCGAGGTGTACCGGATGCGGCGTGACTATCGTTCGCCCCGGGTGGTAAGGACCCCCTAGCATGGCCGACCTACACGACATGATTAGCGACGCGTTCCGCGGTGCGCCTCGACGACCTCGACCGACACGCGAGGCCCTCGACGTCGCGCCGGCGCCCGTGGCCTATGGGGGTCGACGGTGGGACGGCGGCAAGTACCCCGGGGGGTACACCGACCGCGCGGGCTACGGCGATACACCGTGGTCTGACTACGAGACGCTGCGCGCGCGTAGCGAAACGCTTTTCAAAACGAACACGTACGCGCGCGGTATGTTGCGGCGTCTCATTACGAACGAGATACACACGGGGCTAGCCCCCGAGGCGTCGCCGGTCGCGGCGGTCCTAGGGTTGACACCCGAGGCCGCGCTAAACTGGGGAAACGAGGCCGAAGTACGGTTTAAGTTTTGGGCTGATAACGCGACGGTGTGCCACGCGTCCGGCCAACTAGTCTACGGCCAAATTCAAGCGCAAGTGCGACTTGAGGCGCTCGCCGGCGGCGACTGTCTTGTAGTGCTACGGCAGCACCCCGCGACTGAGCTACCCACGGTTCAGATCGTCCCGGCGTCTAAGGTGTGCGGGTGCTCTCTCGACTCTATCCCGGCCGGGCATGTCGTACGGTACGGCGTCGAAATGGATGGCGCGGGCACGCATGTCGCGTACCACGTTAGCACGTCGAACACGTCGAACGGCGCGACGGTTACGCAACGCATCCCGGCGCGCGACGAGAACACGGGACGCGCTCGCGCGTGGCTCGTGTATGGTACCGACCGACGAGCTAACGACGTGCGCGGCGAGCCGTTGCTAGCGCTTATCATGCAGTCGCTAAACGACCTCGATAAGTACCGCGACGCGGCGCTACGCAAGGCGGTGATAAACGCTACGCTCGCGATGTTTATCACTAAGGACCAGCCCCTACCCGGCACCAAAGCTATCACGGGCGGGGCGGTTCGAGCGGGCACGGTGTCGAGCGGGTGGACCGCCGACGGCGTTATACCCGAGCGGGACTTTCGGCTTACCGAAATGGTGCCGGGTACCGTGATGGAAGAGTTACAGCACGGCGAGCGCCCGGTAGCTTTTGGCGCCGACGGTACCGACATTAACTTGCCGCTGTTCGAACAAGCGGTAATCAGCGCGCTCGCGTGGGCGTGCCAAATTCCCTACGAGATTCTAACGCTCGCCTTTAGCTCGAACTACTCCGCGTCGGCGGCCGCGCTCAACGAGTTTAAGATTTACCTCGAACTGGCGCGCGTCGACATGGCGCGGCAGTTGCTCGGGACCGTATGGGGTGAGTGGGTTATTAGCGAGGTGCTACGCGGCGCCATGAAAGCGCCAGGGCTCATCGCCGCGACCCTCGACCTCGCTAAGTTCGATGTCGTCGGCGCGTGGCTAGAGGCGGATTGGGCCGGCGCTATCAAGCCGACGACCGACCCGCTAAAAATGGTTCGCGCTTTACTAGAGGCCGTCGCGGGCGGCCTTATGACCCGCGCCTACGCGACCAAACTTTACACGGGCCGCAAGTTCGATTCGAACATCGTAATCTTGGGCCGCGAAAACACTTTGTTAGCGCAAGCTAACGCCCCGCTCGAACCACCCCCCGCGCCCGTCCGCGCGAGCGCCCCCGCGGCGCCGACGGACGAACCGGAAGAAAAAGAAGAAGACGAGGACGAACCAAAATGAAATGGCTAGTACACCACGACAGTAGCGCCGAGATTCTCGACGCACACCGGGCTCTTATGGCTCACACGGCGGGGACGAACACCGAACTAGCGGAGGCCCTCGGCGTGTCCGTCGAGGTCGTCGTCGCGGCGCGCGAGGGTAACGGTCGCCCCGCGTCGAGGGACCTAAAGGTATCCCCCGAGGGTGTCGCTACCATCGAGGTTCGCGGCGTCCTACTCGACGCGCCTAACTGGATGTACGACCTATTCGGCCGCGACTACTCCGACTACCAAACTATCCGCGGGCAACTTGCGCAAGCGAACGCCGACCCGTCGGTACTTAGCATCGCCCTCGACGTTAGTTCCCCCGGCGGTATGGTGGCCGGAGTGTTCGAGGCCGCCGACGATATCGCGGCGAGTCCGAAGGCCGTACACGCGCAAGTTCGCGGGCAAGCGGCGAGCGCCGGATACCTACTCGCGTCGCAAGCGACCACGGTACACGCGACCACGCGCGCCGACGCGGTCGGTAGCATCGGCGTAGCCGTCGACATGCGTGTAGACGGGGGCCGCGTTAGCATCGCTTCGACCGACGCGCCCAACAAACGCCCCGACGTTACGACGGAGCAAGGGCGAGCTATTGTCCGCGCGGAGCTAGACGCGGTGCACGCCCTTTTCGTGGACGTCGTCGCGCGAGGCCGCGGGGTCGAGGCCGCGACGGTTAGCCAAGACTTTGGCCGGGGCGGGGTCCTATTAGCCACCGAGGCCCTCGCCGCGGGCATGATTGACGCCCTCGACGGTACGCCCCTCGGGGCCCCGGCCCCGCGTAGTGGACGGGCGGCCGGGGCTAGTGCTACCGTTTTGCCCATGGAACTTTCCGCCCTTCTACGGGAACACCCCGACACCTACGCGGCCGCGGTCGCCGTCGGCGTCGCAAGCGAACGCAAACGCGCGGCATCGCATCTCCGTTTAGGCGGAAAAGCGCAGGCCCTTACCCAAGCTATCGCCGCTGTTATCGACGGTAGCGAGTTCGAGGCCGTCGACTATTTCGAGGCTATGGCGGACCGCAAAATGTCGGCCGCGCGCGAGGGCGCTAACCCCGGCGATACGGGCGCCGCCGATGGTACCCCCGAGGCCGACCCGGTCCTATCCGAAATCGTCGCCGCCGCGGCACAACTCGACATCGTCGTAAAGGCGTAATCACATGGCCACTTTAGAGCAAACAGATATCTCCCTCCGACAGCTTGTCTTGTCGCGCGACGTCGACGAACTGGCTACCGTTTCGGTCCCGACCGTTTCGACCTACGCTATCGGTACCGTGCTCGGGCGACTTACCGCTACCGGTAAAATGATTGCGTACACCCCGGGCGCCGTCGACGGTAGCCAGCTACCCGTCGCGGTATTGTTGGAGACCCTCGCAAACGCGACCGGCGGAACCGTCGACACCGATACCCGCGTGCTTATCACGGGCAAGGTGCGCGCGGAGTTTTGCCGGAATTACAACGCAGGCACCCCCATCGCCCTTACCGCGGTGCAGCTCGACCTACTCCGTAGCTACGGCATCGTCGTACAGACCACACGCCAGCTACTCAAGTTCGATAACAGCTAGTCGTCGACTCCACACCTAACCGAAAAAAGAAACACGGAGACCACGAAAAATGTCTATCGGAAAACAACGCGAGGCGATGACACAGGTTTTCAACGAGGTTCGCGCCCCGTCGAAAATGCTACAGCGCTTTTTCACCACTAAGAAAAACGGCCGCTCGCAAACGTCGCGCGTGAGCATCGACGTTCGACGCGAAGAGGAACACGTCGCCGTAGCTATCCGCCCGGGTAGCCCCGTCGACATCGCGGGCCCCGAGCTACACGACGCCGACGACTACACGAGCAAGTCGTTCGAGCCCCCGAGCTACAACCCAGGTACGGTTATCCCGGTGCAGGACTTGCTCGACCGGTACCCCGGTCAAAGCCCGTTCGAGGCTCCAGAGTTTCGCGTTGACCTGCGCGCGCGCATGTTCGACACGATGGGCGAGCTACATAAGTCGGTCGTGCGGGCTATCGAGGTCCAAGCGTCGCAGGTGCTACAGACCGGCGTGCTTAGCCTCGTCGACCGCGCCGGAAACGTCGCATACACCATCGACTACAAGCCGAAGGCTACCCATTTCCCTACCGTGGGTACGTCGTGGACTAACCCCGCGGCTAACGCCGCCGGCGATTTGGAGGACGTGTGCGAGGTCGTAAAAGACGACTCGGGCATCGTCATTTCGACGGCGGTCATGGGGCGCGAGGCGTTTCGGAACTTCCGCAAAAATACGGATATCCAAGCGCAGCTTAACTACCGCCGCGGCGATTTCGTCGCGTTCAAGCCGGAGCTACGCGAGGGCGGGGGCACCCTACAAGGCCGCGTGAATATCGGGGATTACGCCATCGACATCTGGACGTACAACGCGACATACCTCAAGGAGGACACCTCCGTTCGCACCAAGTACGTCGACGTCAATAACGTGATTTTGTTGAGCGAGGATACCCGCCTCGACAAGCTCACGGCCGCACCCGCTCGCCCCCTCGGCGAGGACCCCCTATTGGCCCCGTTCAACCCGGGCCGATTGCAGGGCGACGAGTTCGACGCCGAGCCTTTCTTGTGGACGCCCGACAACCGTCGGAGCCTCCACGGTGAGCTAGGCACTCGGACCCTTTTGGTGCCGGTTCAAATCGACGGGTTCGCCTGTCTCGATACGATTCTCTAGGCCTTAGCGCTTAGGCTATCGACCCTACGCCCCGCCCGGTCTAACCGCGGCGGGGCTTTCCCGGTAGGTAATCGCATGTCGAAAAACAACGAACCCAAGACACCCGAGGCCCCGCCCGCCAAGACACTCGAGGCCCCACCCGAGGCGCCCAAGGCTAAGCGCGACGCGCCCAAGGCTAAGCGCGAGGGTTTCAGGTACCATCAAAATACGGCGTACGTTTTGGCCGACCGCGCGTGTACGACGGGCCGAGGCATCAGAGCCCCCGGTGACGCCATCGCCGAAACTGATTTTTCAGTGAACGGCGCCGGCATTATGTCCGCGCTCGCGGAATCGGGCCGCCTCGCGCTCGCCCCGACTAAGGACTAGTCGGCCGTGCCGGGGTTGCGCGCTCTTATGGAGGCCGACTTAGGTCGCATCGTCGAGGACGCTACGACCGGGTTCGGTGTCGCCGTGGAGCTAACCAGCCCTAACGGCGTGATATCCGAGCACGTCGCGCTCACCTTAAACCGTGCGGCCCTAGAGGACCCCGACACCGGGGTAGCCGCCAAGGTCCGACATACGTCGGCGGTGTTCCGTACCTCGACCCTGCCCGCCACCCTACAGACGTTACGACCCGTCGCGCTCGCCGATGTCGACACCGCGCCGTGGCTCGTAGCGTTCGAGGACAACCAAGGGGTCCCGTATATCTACCGGGTACGCGAGACCACTCCCGACGATACCGTAGGCGCACTCGTGTGCCTGCTCGAACCGTGGGGGGACCCGTGAGCGCGCCAGCATACCCGGCGGCCGCTACGGCGCTCGTGTCCACGCTGATAAAGCGCGAGGACGCGTGCGAGTTTATTACGGCGCGCATCTGCGAAGTGCTCGCGGTCGAGATAGCTAATCAGCAGGTGCTAGCGACCGCGGCGGGCGAGGACCCCGCATTGTGGGCAGTGAAGGTGTACAAAGAGCGCGCTCGCGCGTGGGAATGTTTCCTGAACAACGAGGCTAACGTGAGGCTCCCCCCGCTAGTTAACGTGTGGCAGGTATCAGACAATGTCGACCCCCACGCGTCGAACACTAAGAGTCGGCAAAAGTACAAAGGTACTTGGTACCTCGACGTGTACGCGCAGGGCCGCGCGAGGCCGGGGGCCGGGGGCGGTCAAGTACCCGCCGACGCCGACGCCGTCGCCGAGCGTAACCTAGGGGTCCGTATCGTTCGGGGCTGCGTCATGGCGGCCGAAAATACGTACCTGCAAGCGCAAGGCGTCGTCGCCGACAGGATGGTAGCGGGCCGCGAGTATTTCGAGCCCACGGTAGAGGACCACCCGTCGCCGACCGTGGTCGCCGCGCGCCTATCCCTCGACGTCACGTATAGCGAGTTTTCGCCTCAGTACGTACCCGATACGCTAGAGCTAGCCTCTGGCCTGATTACTACTTACGACGAGGCTAGCGGCGAGGTGCTCGCGGCCGGGGTCGATGTCGAGTACCCTTTACCCGCACCCTAGCAGGAAACACCATGCCTATTTCGAACGCTGTATCAGCTTCCCGCGTCGCCCGCATCGTCGGCGTCGAGGAGATTTTTATCGACCTACGCGCCGGCGCGGTTATTTACCTGCCGCCGCGTATCGCCATCCTTGCACAGGGTAACACCGCCGCGGTGTTCGCGACGACTCCGCTCGTGCTCACGGCCGGCGCAGGCGAGGCGGCCACGGTGTACGGGTACGGCTCGCAGATTCACGACATCGCAGCGGCACTCATGCCCGCGACGGGCGACGGCACGGGCTCGACCCCCGTCACGGTGTACCCCACCGCGGACGGTACCGTTGTCGCGGCGGGTACCGTTACGCCGGTCGGCGTCCCTACGGGCGCGTTCGCGTTGCAAGCTCGCATTGGTGGCACCCTAGCGCAGTCGGTCGAGGTCCCCGCGGGGGCGTCGGTCGCGGACATGTGCGCGCTACTGGCGACCGCGGTAAACGGTACGCTCGCTATTCCTGTCGTCGCGGTTGACGGTACGACCGTCGTCGACCTAACCGCTAAGTACAAGGGCCCCGCGGGCAACGCTATCAGCATCGAGGTCACGGGCGGCGAGTCGGTCGGGACCGCATTCACTATCGGCGCGATGGCGGCTGGCTCCGGCGCACCATCGGCGGTCGCACCCCTCGCGCAGATGGGGACCGTCTGGGAAAACATCGTCGTACACGGGTATCTTAGCACCGATACCGCGGCCCTCGACGCCATCAAGGCGCACGGCGCCGGCCGCTACGGCGCGACCATCAAGGCGCCCTACGTGGCGCTTATGGTCGACACGGGCGAGGTAGCCGCTACGCTTATCGCTCTCGGCGACGCGCGCAAAGGCGACCGTATTAACGCGCTCATCGCAGCGCCGGGCGCACCCGACCGCCCTTGGCAATACGCCGCACGTGCGGCGCGTCGAGTCGCGCAAAAAATGGACAGCTCGCCAGCGTTCGACTACGCACGACAAGAGTTCAACGGGTTCCGTCCCGGCGATGCTAGCGTGCAATTCGACAGCGACCAACGCGACCTTTTGGTTAAGGCGGGTATCGGTACCACCGAGGTTACCTCGGGCGTCGTGACGATGTCGGACACCGTCACGTTCTATCATCCCGACGACGAGGCCATTCCAGGGTCTCGTTACGTCGTCGACCTCGTGCGGCTGTTCAATTGCATTTTTACATCGCGCCTTATTTTCGAGCGGGCCGACTGGGACGGTGCACCCCTCGCGCGCAACGAGACCCCGACCGACGACCCCGATATCAAAAAGCCTAAGATGGCGGTCACCGATTTGGCGGCCGCTACCGACGCCCTCGCTAAGGCGGGGCTACTCGACCAACCCGAGGTTATCAAGGCGGGTATCCGCGCGGGTATCAATGGCGTGAATCCTAAGCGCCTCGACTGGTCTTGGCCGGTGATTTTTTCCGGAAACACTAACATTGTCAGCGGTTCGATTCTGTGGGGCTTTAGCTTCGCACCGTCCGCCTAACACCCCGAACACGAAAAAGGATAAAACGACATGGCGACAGGCGGCAGCATTCAAGCAGTAACCCTCGACGGGCGCGAGTTCGCGGTAGCAGCGGACGCGGACGTGGCCCGATTCTTGGGCGGGTTCAAAAACGAGGTCAAGGCGAACGGGAACAAAACGGCGCGTATCGTGAAGATGCTCGAGCCGTGGCACCTTAACGGCATCGTCCTAGCCATCGACGACAATAAGGGCGACGCGGAGTTTATCAAAGCGCTCGCGCAGCGCGGCGACTTTTGGCCGGTCGATATTACCGAGGTCGACGGGACGACCTACATGGGCGTCGGTACGCTTACGGGTGACATCGACAAACAAACACAGTCGGAGACAATGTCTATCAGCTTGTCGGGCGAGGGCGACCTTAGCAAGCAAGGCGGCTAGTCTCGACGCACCTACGGAACGCCCCGCCCGGTCTAACCGCGGCGGGGCTTTCCCGGTAGGTAATCGCATGTCTCAGAAAATCGCCATTGTTGACCATGTCACCGCGCGCGCCGACGTCCGTCGGTTTTGCGCTAAAGTTTTCATCGACCCGGATACCGAGTCGAACAAAAAATACGTTGACGCTATCGTGGCGTTTGTCGCCGACGGTACGTGTAGCGTCGACGATAACGACCATCTCGTGTATGCCCTACGACACCCCGACTCAAAACCGTTCGAGTCGATTACGTTCCGCGAGGCGAACGGCCCGGCTATCATCGCCCTCGACGCGTGTAGCGGCGGTCACGGCCGCGAGGGTCTCATGGCCTTTTGTGCGGCGATGGGCGGCACGACCCGGGGCAATATGTCGAACGCAATTCGGGGGCGCGACTGGGCGGTTATGTACGAAATCGCCATGCTTTTTTTGGAGTGAGCGCGGCGCGTATCGTCACGGGCCACCCGAGCGGGCAGCTCGTAGGGTTAGCGGGTCACCCCGACCCGCATACCCTGGCGAACGTGTGGCGCCATATGCTCTATCACGTGATAGCGGAACTAGGCATGTGTCCGCTAAAGGCTCGCGCCCTCGACCCGTGCGACCTGCGATGGTGGTACGATTTCGTCACGCCCCGCCTACGCCGACGACTTGAAAGCTAACCCCCGTGTCTAAGTCCTTTGAAGTCAAAGCGGTATTCAACGCCGAAGGGAATTACGCGGGGAAGCTCGGGCGCATGTCCGACGCTACCGACAGATTTAGCGGGCGCATGTCTAAGGCCGCTAGGGGGGCCGACAAATTTCACGCCGGGTGGAACAGGGCGGCAGCCCCCGTAAAAGATTTTGGTAGGACTGTCGGGCGCGTCGGCGTCGTTACGGCCGTCGCCACGGGGTCGATGTTAAGGAGCGTCGTCGAGGAGGGCGCCGGATTCGAAAAGACGCTAGCCGGCGCATCGACAAAGTTCGGGAAAAAGCTGGGCGCGACGGAACAGCTCGCGGCGGCGAACTTCGCCAAAATGAAAGCCGCCGCTATGGACGTCGGCGAAAATACCGAAATGTCCGCGATGCAAGCGGCGGGCGCTCTTAAATTCATGGCGATGGCGGGCGAGGACCCGGCGGTAGCGATGGCGGTCCTAAAGGACTCGGCGGATTTTGCGACCGCCGGCGAGCTTGAACTAGCCCGCGCTACCGACGTAATGTCGGACGCCCTCGGGCCCCTACTAGGGACGTTCGACAACGCTAAGGACAAGGTCGAGGGCTACCGTAAAACTATGGACCTTATGACGTTCTCCGCGGCGTCGGGTAACATGAGCATTGAGGAAATGTTCGAG